CGTGAAGTACTCGAAGTCCAGCGCCACGCTGGCCGCCTTGACGTACGCGTCAGCGACGGACTGAAGCATTTCGCTGGACACAGAGATCAGGTATTCGCGACGGAACAGACGCTTTCCGTTCTCGTCGCGGGTGTCGGCCAGCTCGGGGCCGCCGAGAAGATCCAGTCGACGTACCGTTCCGTCCTCGGGGATCTCCAGAAATCCGAACCGCGCAGGAATCCGATCGCGCTGCATCATCAAAGACGCCAGCGCAATGTCGTGCTCTGCGAGACGGGTGAAGACCATGACGCGGTACCGCAGATCGAAGGGGATCGGGTAGTCGACGAGGTACGGGGACTGCGTGACGTCGTAGGAGGTGTCTCCCTCCGCCCACCATCTGGTCGTGCCCTCGGGGGCGTACGGCAGGTAGACGGGGCCACGGTGCTCACGCTCGTCGGCCTTCTCGATGCCCGCGTGCTCGATGACGACCAGGGGGAAGGTCTGCGTCGCCAGCTCTACCTCGGGAATGCGGTAACGCACCGGAACGGGTCGTCCGTCCGGTGCATTCGCGTCGGTGACAGAGAGGCCCTGGAGTTTCGCCTTAACGGCGCGGTCCTCGTTGATGAGCCATGGCAAAGCGGGCCTCACGGGTCTCGAATAGCGGAAGTCTTCCGCCATTCAGGATCCCAAGAAAGCCGGAGAAGTTTATAAACCGCTACTGGGACCAGTGCTTGAACTGGGCATCATTTACCAACTCGTCCGGCTTCATCTGTACGCACTCGATGCCGACGATGATGTCCCGGTTCTGGATCTGGCCCAGAACCGAAATGGATGTGACCCGGAAAACCGAGGTGTCGTAGACGATCCGGTCGACGAGGTACTTCCCGTGGGAGATGTCCTGGTCGGTGAACCCCATCTTCCGCAGCGAGTCGAACGACGAGGTGATGGAGAGGTTGTCGACGGTGTACAGACCCTGCGGGGTGTCCTGCGAGGCGCCCTGGCTGTGGATGACGTGCAGGGCCGGTATCCGGTACGGACCGATGAAGGTCTTCCCCTGGCCCGTCGCCTCGTCGTACAGGTCGTCCCCGGCGGGGTCGGTGTGGGAGTAGCGGTAGTACTGGACCATCTCGCCGATCTCGTGCTGGCGCCCCCGCAGGGACGCCATGATCTCGGTGGTCTCGTAGTTGGCGTTGAAGCGGCCGGAGCGCTTCCAGTCCAGGCGGCCCATCAGAAGTACCCGCCCCAGGTCTGCGACGGGATGCCGGACTCGTCGTCGTTCTGGTGGCCCGGCCCGATCGGCGGGAGGACCCGCTTCGGCAGCGAGTAGTCGTCGTACTCGCGCTCACGGAAGATCGGCACGAGACGTCCGGTCGTACGGGAGACGCGTCGGAGGTTGGTGACCTCGATCGCGTACAGGCCGACGCCCATCTTCTCGCACAGCATCTTGTACCGGTCGGTGAGCAGTTCGATCTGCTTCTGGATCTGCGCGAACCGCTGGCCTCGGTCGACGGAAGTACCGTCGGCGGTCTGGACGTTGATGTCCGTGGCCGCATCAGTGGCCAGCGCCCACATCGCCTCCGTGCAGGCCAGCATGACGATCATGACGTCTTCCTCCGGCGGGAGGCTGGCGAAGTCGACGGGCTCATCGTCGTAGCGGATGAACCCGTTGGTATCCCGGTAGCGAGTGGCGATGGTCCGGCCACGGTTGTGCTGGGCGAACGCGTCGTTGAGGTACACGTCCAGCTCGTCGTCGGCGAACAGGCTGAAGGACTGCCCGGACACGAGCAGCAGAGCGTCCAGCGGCAGCGCAGCGTTCAGGGTGAGGATGCCGTTCAGCGCGTCCAGGACGTAGTCGTTGGTGGTGAGCACGGTCTGTGTGGTTCCGACGACCTGGACCGCCTCCAGGCCGGTGACGTTGTTCGCGCTCAGTTCGTACTCAGCGACGTCCCCGGTGCCCCGGATGGTGTCGCGGAACGGCGTGAGCCGGTCGCCCAGCTCACTGCGCACCCGCGACCGCAGGTCCTCAAGCGTGGCCATTCCGCGACTCCGATCAGGTATTAAGGGTCAGCGCGCCAGCGGCGATCTGAAGGGACTCGTTCGTCGCCGCCTGGAGCGGGCTGTCGATCGGCCACGCGTAGATGACGGTGCCGGTCGTGCCGGACGCGGAGGTGACCAGGGCTGCGAACGTGGCAGCGTCGGTCATGTCGGCGGTGAACGGTCCGAAGAACAGCAGGGCGTTGTTGCCTGTGGTCATCGGGGCGCCGGTCGGGGCGGTCCATACGACCTGCTGCCGGGCGTACCCGGCCGTGGAGACCTCCGGCAGGGAGGTCATGTCGTAGGTGCCGTCCTCCTGCGTCGGGTCAGCGATCAGCAGGGCCAGGTAGGTCGAACGCGGCGCTGTGTAGGCGACGGCCCGGCCGGTGAGGAAGTCCAGGGCGTTGCCAGCCCAGGTGGGGTTCGTACCGGCCATCAGGCATCAACCTTCTTGAACATGCGCGTGAAGTCGGACAGGTGCAGGGTGAACTGCCGGATCGCCTGGCCCGGCGCGTGGTCGCCCTTGTCGGTGATGATGTGGGTGTCGTAGACGTGCGCGAGCAGGACGGAGTCCTCGCCTGCGTGGCCGATGCCAGCGGTGCCCGCAGGGTGTACGTCAACCACGACCACCGTGGAGCCGGTGGGCAGGTGACCCAGTCCGGCTCCGTGGCCCTCGGCGTTCTCCAGCACGTACGCCTCACCCATGGACGGGGAGGGGGCGGGAGTAGTCATCAGTGCTCTCCTTGAGCCGATCAGTGCCAGATGTAGCCGAGGGAATCCAGGTGGTCGTAGAGGGCCTTGGGCGCCTTGTAGCGCACGCCCTCCTCGAAGTCGAAGTGGTTGCCGTGGCCGTAGGTCATGTTCTCCAGCGAGGTGTTCACGCGGAACTCGCGCATCGGGGTTTCGACCTCGACGGCGTCGGCGACCTCGATGGGGGCAGGGGCCGGAGGGGCGGACAGGTCGCGGGGCTTGACCTCGTGAACCGTGTCGTCTCGGTCGGCAGCAGCCTGGGCGTTGATGAGAGCGATCTCGCCCTCGCGCTGCTTCAGTTCCTCGGCGTGCTCCTTGGTGAGCGCGGCCTTGGTGCGGCCGGTCAGATCACCGGGGCGGGCGACATTACGTGCAGGCATGTTTTTCTCCGGGTGCGTCTCGTGTATGTGAAGCGGTACTACTTTAACGAGGAAGGGGAGCGGTCCTGGTAATCCAGAAAACCGCTCCCCTAACCCGTGGACTAGCCGGTCACCGCGACTACCAACTCAACTCGGATTCCTTTCGGAATCGCAGGCTCAGTTGGTCTCCGCGATGAGGACCGCCTGGTCGGTGATGAGGCCGAGACCCCAAATCGCGTACCAGGCCAGGGCGTGCTCTCGTCCGAAGTCGAGAATGCCGCCGTCACGCAGTTCGACCGGCAGCGAGATCGCGTGGCCGAATGCGTTGTCGCCCAGGAAGATGGACTGGTAAACCGTCTGGCTGGCAGCGTTGGTGAACTGCTTGACCTGCGTGGTCTCGATGAAGACCACGTCATTCAGGCGGCCAATCTCACCCAAAAGGAAGTTCCCCGGGGCCGCGTACTTGGTGACCTCGATGAACTCAGGGTCATCGCGCAACTTGCGCGACTGGTGCGGGTGGACGAAGCAGACGTAGGTCTCGCCCAAGCGCGGAACGTTCTTGGTGGCCAACGTCTCGACCGCGTCCTTGACCAGGGCCGTGGTGAAGTCGAACTTGCCGGTCAGGCCGTCGGTGGAGGTGGCAGCGGTGCCGTGGTCGTACGGCGACAACTGCGTACGGGTCGTGTTGCCCACGGCCGTGGTGTCGAACTTGTTGTAGCCCCAGATCTTGCTGGACGCCTGGAGCAGGGTGTCGCGAGCGGACTGGTCCAGGTAGAGGGCCATGTTGCGGCCCAGCAGGCGGGACGCCGACGCCATGACGTCGTCGAACGAGGCGTTGAGCAGGAGTTCCGAGACCGCGACCGCGTAGCCGTGCTCGGCGACGGTGATCGAGAACTGAGAGGCCGAGAGGGCGTTGGTCTGCATGCGGACGCCTTCAACCAACTGGCTGGCGGAGCCCAGGTTGTTGTACCGCATGAAGTTGATCGTCAGACCGGGCTGAACGCCCAATTCGGTCTTCTTCACCGCGAACTGCTCGAAGCGGAGAATCGGCATGGACTGGAACAAAATCTCCTTGCTCCAGATGGTCTGAATGGCCGCACCGAGAGTGCTGTT